AACTTCCTTTAATCTACCTTGAAAACCTTCAATCTTTAAATTAATTTTATCTTTTTCATGTTTTAACTTAGTTTTATTAGTATTTAAAGTTTTTAATGTATTAAAATTACGTTTTAGATCATCTTCATCTAATTTATTGAATATTTCCTTTAATGTATTATATTCAGTAACAGTAGGTTTTATTTTTTCTTGTTCTTTTTCTATTTTATCTTCAATAGATGATACCTCCGACTTTAATAACTCCTTTTCTTGTTCTAAAACCTTAATATCTTGAACATCTGTCGATAAATTAATTAATTTTTCATTCAATTCTTCAATTTTATCAATGATACTATCTTTTTCTTTCTCCAACTCCACAACATCATCATTTATTTGTTGATATTGTAATTCCAGCATTGAAATATCAGATGTAAGATCGGATAATTTCTCTGAATAGTTCTCCGTATTGAAATTTTTAATTAACGTTTGGTTTTCCTTATTAATATCCAATGCAATAGTGGATAATTTATCAAAAATATCAACGCCTGTGAATTGAGAAAGAATATCTTTACGTTCTGTTTGAGATTTATCAATAAATAAGGCATTATTACCTTGTAATGATAAAGCAGTTAAGATAAAGTCATCATATGTACCTAAATAAGTTTCAATAATTGAATTAGTATCTCTTCGTTGCTCACCGTTAAGATTTACATGATCCCCTAATGTGTTTATTTTCCAAAAATCGACATCTACCTTTACAGTAGTACCTTTTTTGTTCATTTTTGCTATTCTCTCAATAAAATAATCTTCGTTATTGATTCTGAACTGAAATTTACATCTAAAATTCTTTTTTTGGTTGTTTAATATTTGAATAGCTTTAAATGCTCTTTCAGATTTATCAAAAATACAAAAAGATAGGGCTGAGAACAAACTACTCTTTCCAGATGCGTTTGGGGCAAATATACCAATTAAACCTTTTAAATTTTCAAATTCAACAGAGTTACCTTCACCATAAGAGAACATATTAGAAAATTCAAACTTAACTGGTTCCCATAATATGTTTTTATCTACAATATCGGATGATGTTAGTTCATTATTTAATCTATTATTTAAATCAGTGATTATCTCTTTAGCTTCATTATCTATTCCGAAATTTCTTTCCAAATAATCAGTAATAAGTTCATTTTGTGAAGTAATATCCTTAATATTGTTAAATATATTAGACTCATTTACCCCATCGCTAAATTTTAGTTTAGAAATTGTATCTGTTCTTGAGTATGATATTGAATCAATCGAAAACAGTGATTGAAGTTCTGTCAATCGTAACTTCATATCAGATGTTTCCGTATTAGTAAACCGTACTCTCATTCTTGGGTATTTTGGGAGTTTATTATCCCTTTCATCATATACCCATTGAGGTATTTTATTATCTACAACATCAACGGTAACATATCCCCAATCATTTTTTATATCACGTTCGGTAAAGGTACGTTTTTTAATATCCCATAATAAGTAACCATGATTTTCTAATAATTCTCCATGGTTTTGTTGGATCATCGAACCACAGTATTGTATTATTGGTTTTTTTTCTTTCTCATTATATTCTTGTACAGTTTGTCGTTTGTGGATATCTCCAAGCATAGCCATATGCCACCCATCAAATGTCATCTGATTAAAATGTCTAGATACTACTTCGTACCCAATATCAGTCTTTACTCTATTGAGAGGTCCGTGAAAGAAACAAATTTTATGCTCTCCTTCAACATCCATCCCATCAGGCCAGTTTTCTTTTTCATCTAAAATAGAATATACTCCTGTTGTTAGATTTCCAATCTCATATACTCCAGTATCTCGTAAGTACACTACGTTTGGGTTGTTAATATTTTCTACTATAGGAGTTAATACATCAAGTCTGGATGGATTCTTATGGTTGCAATCATGATTACCTGTAATTAATACAGTTGGTCTTAAATTTCCACATTCATTTAAAAACCAACTTATCATCTGTACTAACTCAGGTGACATTTCAGTTTTAGCATGAGCGATATCTCCACCGATATAAATAAGTGAATTTTTTAGCTTATCTTTTTTAACAGTACTGAGAAATCGTTTGAAAACAGTTCTATATTCAGCATGTCTTTTTAAGTTTCTTATATGCAAATCCGCTAAGTGATAGACATAATCGAATTGTTGATCTTCAAAATATTTTAAATGTGTCATACTAGTTCTAATCTTGATAATAACATATCATCCCAATATGTTTCCTTTGATGATTTCATTAACGAAACCATTCCCCCAAATCCAATTTTACTTGGATCTTTATCATTTAATTTTAGATGTGTAATTTTTATTCCATTATCTGAAAAGTAAGTAGCATATTTCATACTACTTTCAATAGCTTTAGCTTCATTATCAAATGCAAAAAATAAATGTTTTACTTCCTTATTAAATATTGTTTCTCTTAAACTTGGTTGTATAATTATACCTAACAACGGTATTGCGTTTCTACGAATAGCTATCGCATCCAAAGCCCCTTCACATAATACTATTGGCAAATTCCAATTGATTTGATTTCCGAACATTATTACATCTTTGGAAAATGGTGGATTTTTATACTTCATACCTTCATCAGAAGTTGTTCTACTAACAAAATAGTTTAAATCACCTTCTTCATCGTAAGATGGTATAATTATCATTCCGTCATATTCTCCACCATCACTAATACCTATATTATACTTTCGTATTAATCGTTCATCAATATCTCTACCTTTTAAATAATATAAAGCTTGTTTATATATAGGATTTTTACTATCTTGTTTATCATATAGCTGAACGAATTCCTTTGGTAAGAATATTTTAGGTTTTTCTTCTTTATGTTTATGATAGGAAGATGTAACATCTTTATAAACATTTTTTACTTTTTTTATGGATTCATAATCCGTGCCAACTTTTTTTAATAGGTTGTGGATTTTTAGACCTGCGGTATTACATACCCAGCAGTTCCACTTTTGGTTTTCCACATGAACTTCTAATTTTTTCTTATGATGATTACAGAAAGGACAATGAAACTTATAATTTTGGTCGGACGCCTTTTCGTATGAACCTAATTTAGAAAACAAAATAGATAATATCGTTTTCTTATCTCTATATGAAATCATATGTTTTATTATATAACATATAATATACAAAATAATATATTAAATGTCAATTAAATCTTTTTTGAAGAACTTAGATAGTATGTTACCATTTAGTGATTTTTCATCTCGAAGAACATCTCTTTTAACTTGTTCCTCTATCTCACCATAAGTTAGTGATTTTTTTGTAGGATATGCTTGTAGTATTTCTCTCTTGAAATCTTTTTTATTTCCTTTTTTAATTTCAGCCTTTATCCAATCATTTGAGCTCCAATAATCTGCCCATTTTGATTCTTTCACTACTCTTTTTTTAGATGGTGGTCTACCACCTATACCTTTCTCTTTTCGTTCTTCTTTTATTTTAGCGAGTTCTCGTTTCCCAATCTTAACGTTACGAATAGAGATAATAGATTTTTTTCCGATATAGTAATTCCCGGTTGGTATATGAGTTATTTTATATACAAACCCTTGTGTATCTTTTGGAAAATCATCTATTGATGAAACTTCCTTGTTATTGTATAACCAATTCATTTTAACCTCTAGGTGTATCTGAATATCTTGTTGTTGGTACAGCGCCATTTCGTGCTTGCTCTAATTCCTTGTCGGAAAGTTTTGATTTTGTTATAGGTGTTTTACTTTTACTTTTATCAATTTTTGATGATAAATCTGAAGCGTTATAGATATCTAATATTGTTTTTGCCATAATTTATTTCCCTTTAGTATAAGTATAAGGTTTTTTAAAATTACGTATCTAATCGTATAACAAAGTTTACTGGGTAATCGGGAAGAGATTTTATCGGTTGAGTTAATTTACCAATAGCTAACAATTCTCTATTATTGTTATATAATCCAATAGTTGTAATATAAGGAGCTAAAAAGGAACCTGTTTGGTCTAATATTCCTATTTTCTCATAATCATTAAATGAGCCTGAAACCGATGGGTTAAAATCAGATATAAATGAACGTTTTACAATTGGTATTGTTTTTGTAGTTTCTTCACCAAATACACCCAAAATTGGTATCTGTTCTATTGCAGTTGGGTTTTGTGAAACATTAAATTCGTCTTCTTCTACGGTTAAAAAATACTCCAATTCGTAAATAGTCTTTGTACTATTCAATTCAATATTGAATTCACTAAGAAAACTTAATACATTACTACTAACTACATTTATTACAACTATTCCCGATTCATAAAATATATTTCCAATTTGTTCGGAATAAAGTGTAAGGCCGCCTATACTTAATTCCGGTTCCTCTATAATTAAAATATTTTCATTTGTATCCAATTCTAATAATGTGAACTCTTTTGTTTCATTTTCATATGTTAAAATAATAGAGTTTGCATTAATATCTATTGAATTTATTTCAAATGTATAATCAATAGTATTATTAGTTAATATGAGAATATTATCATCTAAATTAACTAATTTTGTTTTATAGATGGTATGGGTATTACTATATAAGTTAGAGTAACCGTCATCTGTTATAGTTATATTTTCTACAGAATTTGAAAGTTTAAATGTAGTTCTTCTTATCCCCTCACCATAAATCATTGGCGGAACAGAAAATACAATAGCATCTTCAAATAAAGTACGTTCAATATTTATCCCTCTATACTTTCTATCTCCTAAATCTGTTATACTACCTATATCATCACTGTAGTATTGTTTTTTTATTGATTGGTATAACGGATATTGGTACACACCATTTGTAGTTGGGGCAGTAGTTGGATCAAATTCCCCACCGATTAACTTTTGTATTCTAAATACAGGTAAATCATTTTCATCCAATAACCATCTCTTATATACTTGAAATGGTCTAATTGAGCTATCGGTATCTGGTATTTGTTTATACATTTATTGATCCTATAAAAAAGTTCCTTATATAATTAAATATAAGAAACTTTAATTTTATACTTTTAATTAATATCCTCTATTAAAATGAAATTTTCACCTTGACCAAAACTTCTTTATCGAAGGATTTAGCCACAGGTTGAGATGTTTTAGCAATCGCCAACATTTCATTCGAACTATCATAAAGACCAATAGAAGTTATAAACACTTTTGGATCTCTTTCAAATGATTCTTCTACAAATTCACCTGTCGTTCTATCCGCAAATGTAGGATTATTTGAAAAATTAAATTCTCTATTAGTAGCTCTTACAAAATAATGAGAAGTTGATATGTTTTCTTTTCGTCTACCTTCTAAATCACCACCTAATTTAACCATATTGTATACTAGGGCGTGATTTGCAATATCAGTATCACCACTTGTCCATCCACCTGAAGGAACTAACACAGGAGCAACTTGCTCTACTCCATCAATATCTGCAACAGACCCTATTTTATCATGCATTGCAGTTGGATTAAGAATAATAATACCATGATCAGGATAAAATAATCCAAATCCTCTACCAGCAGAATCAGTTGTATTTAAAACCACTGAATCGTTTTGTGTACCAAGTAATAAGTTTCCTTCTACGATATTAAATACTTTACCACTTACACCCAATTCATTTTCAAATTTCATTCCGCTATCATCAATAAATTCAAAACTTCCTGATGAACCTGAAATCATTAATGATATATTACCCGGATCAACTCTTTCTCTGTATCTAGATCTTGATATATTGATAACATAAATATCATCAGAATCATACTCACCTAAGAACGTAAACTTATCATCTACTGGTTGTAATAATAATGATTTATATTGACCATACGTAGTTCTAGTTGGAAATAATGCATCATCGTTAAAATTTAATGGTACAGAACCACTACCCACGCTATGTCCGTATGCTACTGATAATTGTGTTTCTGCTCCGTCATCATAAGAACCATCACCTTCATTTGGATTTGCTTGATATACGTTCCAATAATATTTACCTGAAACGGAACCTGTTTGTTCGGATGATGTGAAAAATGTTTCCAATGATCCTCTTCCACCACTCCATAATCCAGTAGTTACTACTTCTTGTCTACCTTCTACTTTATCGAACTCATTAAATCGTTTGTAAATACCTGAAGCAGAAACACCAGAAACAGTTGTTAATTCATCTGCACCTTGTAGGTACTCATTAATAAGATTTTGTAATTGAGCAGATGATAAATCACCTCCTGCTGAATCTAAATATTGTTGAAGTCTTGATGATAGGGATGCTCCCTGTTCTCCTGTTATTCTTGCCATAATTAATTTTAGTTATTTTCTATATAATTTATTGTTATTGGAATAGTTACAGAACCTCCTGTTTCGTTTCCATAAACTGTTAAAGTAGTTTGTTTTGTCTTTGTGATAGATGGGTTTGGAATAAATCTAAATTCTAAACCTGTCGTTACCTGTGCAGTTGAAGTAACTTCATCACCTAAAAATATTGGTGTAGTTCCTGCGGAAACATCTAATCCTTCACCTATGATAGTACCTACTTCTTTATTTGCTAGAACTGCGGTATAGCCAGCTGTTCTATTTCTTGTTGGATTAGTAGATGGTGTTAGTGCAACTTCGCCAGAATTTTGATTTACTGTAATACTTTCTACACCTAATGTTACAATAGGAATTCTTGTTGTATTTTTTGGTAAAGTTACTAATTTATTTCTCAATGATTGTGTTTCTATTGGAGATGCTTCTAAGATAGGTGTGGCTTTGATTGCTGCATCATAAAACGCTGAACCTTTTGGATGGGCTGGTTCATATAAAGTGTAATCAATTTCATCATCACTCAATGCGAATTGTGTAATTTCAATTCCCAATCCAGTTGCCAATCTCTCTCTTCCTTTTTTTGTAAGGATGGCATCTACTATAATTTCTCCGTTTCCGTTTATATATCCCATATCGTTGTTGTAATTTAATTAGTTGTATATACTATAAGTATAATAATTTTTAATTTTGATAATAATTTACCATTTATATTTTTTATTCATCACTTACTATCAAGATTGGTTCTCCACTTCCACGTTCTGAATCACTTACACGTAACGTATTTGGATTAGTAACGAATACTTCAACAGCAGTGGAACCATCTAATGTTGTTTCAGATGAATTGGTAGACCCCAAGTAATATGATCGTTCCAATCCAGTTGAAAGCCCATGTCTAAATTTATAATGTGAATTTAAATATCCTTCAAGTGGTTTAATAGAAACAATACTTCCGTCTCCTGGTATTGAAGTTGGTGAAGAACCACTTACAGGTTGCGTGTTTAATTTATAAGAAAATTGCTCAACATCTACTAACTCACTACCACTTGGCATCAATACTATGTTTCTTTCTTTAAATAATTCTACATATAAACCTTCTCTTTTGATATTGTTAAATGAATCTCTGTATACTCTACTTACATAACCATTGTTACCAAATATTCCAAATCCTCCAACTGCTGGATTTTCAAATCCACCCATTCCAATTTGTGTCTGTGACCCAAATGCATCTACTTCACTTGTTATAGTTGGTGAAATAATACCATCAATTTCAGCAAATAAATTCTTATAATCACCTATCACAGTTGTTAAATCTTCTACATCTATTTTTGAAAGTAATTCTCTATAATCTACTTGTATTTCTGTAAAATCTTCTTCATTGATGATAGCTTCGTATGATGGAAGTGTAGTTAATATATTTACTTCTTCACTTGCATCAATTTCTACGTACCTCCCAATTTCTTCAGCAATAGTTTTAATAGTTTCACCCACTTCAACTTTCGCTTCATTTAAAGAAGATTCTGCTGTTGGTTTATCCCATCTTACTTTTGATCTTTCTAAAAAATGAGGTTCGATTAATAATCCTTTAGAGTATTTAGTTCTAGATGGTATTACATTCTCTACCATTTTGAATACAGACTTATCAATGTACCGTATTAGACGAATATACTCGTAGATATCCAAATTCAATCGTTGGAAATAATATTTTCTTATTTTTTTAAGTTCTTTGTAATCATCTCTGTACGTATCGGAAGGATCTCCAATATAATCATCAATATTAAAACTCCCGAATGATTTCACAATATCCATATTAACTTCTTTCATTGGAGAAAAGAATAACCCCAATCTATTTGAATCTACAGGCGCTCGATCAAATGATTTTTTTGTTGAGCGAGATTTAGAGGATAACTCACTTATAAGTTCGATATCTTCTATTCTTGTCTTATCACTGTATGTAAATCCTAACGATGGAATATCAGCGGTAACCGTTCTATCATATGTAAAATGAGAATATGGATATTCTGTAATAGAAGGGAATCCCACAGCGGTTCCGTATTCTCCATATGAGAAATTTGGAGAAACATTTTTAATTTCAGTATCTATACCTCTATTTTTAGGGTATTCAAAATCCATTCTAAATATTAAATCAATAGTAGAAGATTTAAATTGGTTCCCATCAATACTATCTGGAGATAATGTATGATTATTAAATCTATCTTTATCTAATGGTACTTTCCATAATCTAAATTCATCTATATTACCAATAAAACCATCACCTATCTCAATTGTAGATGGAATACTTACATCCCACATCGAATATTGAGTTGAAACAGAACCTGAACCATATGATTTTATTCTACCTTGATCTGCTTGCTGTCCATACACTGTAAATGTTTCATTTAAACCAACCACTTCTCTATTTAACAATACAGAAAAATATTCATTATTGTATGCTAAAAATGGTTCGGATTGGAACGTTTCACTTCCTGATACTGATCCAGATAGTGTATTTATTTCAAATTGTAAATATCCTAAATCTTCACTTCCTGTTGATGGTTCTAATGTCAAATTCCAATTAGTATCATATTGAACTAACGATTGTGAAGTTCTATTATCTGTTTTAACTCTTAATTCTATTCCGTTTGGTATACCATCTGTTACGTTGTATTCTTTCCAATCAACTTCTATTTTTGATGTACCATTAAATACTAAAGAAGCACTTAACTCATCATACGTAAATTGTGTTGTATTTGCATCGTTCGGATTTCTAGGACCTCCAAACTCTATAACAGTTAATAATGATTGTGGAATCCCATATGTCGATAATATAGCGTGTATTGAACGTTTTGTTCCTTTATTTTTTAATAAATATGGAAGATTGTTTAATATACGTCTCCAAATTTGTTTTTGATAAGTAGAACCTGCAGAATTCTCCACTAATTGTTGTTCTGGATCAACTGCACCGAACGCAAGTTCCCAAAGTTGTTGTTTTGCTACTGAAGAGTTTAATTCCCAACCAAATGAAGACACCATATGATACACTAAATCATCAATGATACCATTATTCTTTTCAGCCTCAACAATTTTAGATTCTTTAATTGTATTTATATACGACCACAAAATATCATAATGTTGCCCAATCATATCAAAGAATAATAAAAATTCTTCGTTATTTGTATCTATTTTAATATGGTTTGGTAAATTATTGGATAGTTTGTTAGAATTATTCTTATCAAACTCTTTTGCAGATACTTCCATTCCATTATACCATGAAACAACTGTCGAATTGGTTGAATTTAACAAATCACCATTTCCTTGTTTTGGATATGATAATGGATGAGTGTTATTATAGATGAAATTTTCAAACCCACTAAAACCACCTTTTATTTCATTTATTCTTGTAGTTAGACGTTTTACTTCATTATCTCTTTCAATACTTATACCAGTAACATTATCCTCTAACTCAGTTATCCGTTCCTCAACGCTCTCAATAACCTTTATTTTATACATTGAGTTAACAACTTGTTCTTCCGCAGATCCAAAATGTACAAAATTAGAGAATAAAATATCAGTATCATCTGCATATATAATTTCTAATTTTTGAGTATCAATGCCTGATTTATCAATGTACTTATTTATTAATTCAGTAGAAGATACCGAACCACTACCAATGATATCGTTAAATATTTCATATCCAAATGAATCTCCGCTTACTACATCAAAGTTTGCGGGTTTCAACTTCATACAAGATTCAGTTTGATGTTCTGTTTTAACAACTTGATCTATATAAGGAGTTGATTTTATTTTAGATATCCATAATTGTGAATTAGGTGTTATATCTGTAGGAAGTGGTTCATATAATTTAAGAACTAATGATTCTTCTATTTCTCCATTTGTAGGTATCTCATTTCCTAGTTCATCTAAAGTAAACTCTGTAAATGTTACATCATCGGTATCCCAATTTGAAATAAGTGTAAAATCATCATTGTCAAACGATGCAATATGAGTCAAATGTTTAGAATTGTATTCATCAAATATAGATAAATCTAATCTACGTTTGATCGTTTCATACATTCGATCTTCTGCTTCCTTACGTGTTAATTGTAATGGTGAACTTTCATACGTTATTTGAACGGTTTGTTGTTCACCTATACGATTACCATCTTTAGGTAAAAATTTAACCCAAAATGAAAAATCACTAGTATTATTTGGATTTATAGAAAATCCTTTGTTCATTAAATCTTGAATATTGAAATTTAATGTATGTTGTGTACCAAATGTACCAAATTGTTTAAACTCTCTACCTATACTAACATCTACAGTAGTTGCATGTTGTGAACTATATATTATTGAGAAATCAGTATTAAATCCTCTGTAATCGGCACCCATAATTTTATTTGGATATCTGATATTATCCATTATAGGTAATGGTGGAGGTGGCGGTGGTGGTGTAACCACAGGAGGTATCTCCGGCTCTGGTTCAGGTACTAAAGATGGTGGAATATATGGTGGTTTTGTATTTGGATCAATAGCATTAATAGTCAACCATCTATATCCGCCTGAAACATTAGGTTGTTCATTTCTATTTACCGCATTTAATAATACTTTGTGTTGCCCAATTCCATTTATAAAATCCGTTGATATAGTAATGTAATCTCCTTGTTTTACATTACTTTTACTATAGGTATGTTGTCCTTTTGGTTGATCAATTGGATTTGTAATATGAACTTGATCTGCTTTTGATAATTCCGTTAATTGGATTTTTAATTCTTGTCTATTCGTAATATCAAAATTAATCGAAGATGGATTAATTTTTAGAGATGGTACATTAGATGAAGGTGGTGATTCTGCTTTTAAGGTGTTAAATTTAGCCACAGCCAATCTCGGTTGTATTATCCTACCACTACTATCCAATTGATAAGCAGATGCCTCATACGTAGTATTTTGTTCTAATCCTACTAATGTATAGATACCTTTAGATCCTGTTCTATTGATACTATCAATGATATCATTAGTTCCATCCTTTTTATATTGGATTTGGATATTTTTACTTGGAATATTATTAGTTGTATATTCTAAGTTAATAGAATTAGTAGTAGGTGATTTAAATACTAACGAAGCAGTAGGTGTCGGTGGTGGTGGAGTGTTAAGTTCTAATTGAAAATCCAACACAATTTGAGCAGATCCATCGACATTACCAACTGGCACCTCTCTCCTTCCTATCTCATTACCATCTTTATTAAATGTTTGGACTAATATTTTTCCTAAACTCATTTTACTTGTATATCACTGTTTATATTATCGTCTAATTCGGATGGATCGCTACCACCACCTCCACTTGTTCCACCACCGGACTTATTTGAAGGTTCGATGTAAGTCAATCTATAAGTAACATCGGGTGTATATTTTTCCTTTCGCACTTCAGCAAGTGTACCATTTAATGAACGAATACTTATCGAATTTGTACCAATATTATTAGATATTTGTGTAGTTAAATTCCCTACTTTTGCAGTATATCCTTTTTTATCTGTTTTAAATGTAATTGCTACTTTACCGATTGAATAAGTTGTACCACTACCACCACCGCCGCCTGAAGATCCCCCTGTACCACCACTTTGACTTTCATTACCTTCTCCGCTACCAGTTTCAATATCTGGATTACTATCCAGTCCCCGCTCATCGTTGGGAGAGTTAAAATTTAAATTCGAATCTGCTGTTGCCATATTATATTTCTGTAAATGTTATTTCTGCCTTTTCTCTTATAGAAAATTTTGGAAGATGATAGTCAATACATTCTCTCATTTTTTGTAATGCTACATTATGAACGTTTAATGATATAGGTTCTTTTGTTGTTAATCTATTACCATATGTACTACTTCCTATTCTAGCATCTCTATGTTCTATTATATAATTCATCACCTCTCTATAAGTATCTAAAATATCAATAAATGTTTTAGATAATTGTTGGGATGTAAAATACTGCTTTTTTAATTCATTTAAAAACGAATTTCCATAATCATCTAATATTACTTTTTCTATATCATTAATATTAATTTTATCCAAATAAATCGGCATCATTTCTTTTATATCATCAAAAAACATTCCATTCTTTAAAAATGTTTCATATCGTTCTTTTAATTCCGCTTCACCTTCGGTATTATTTACTTTAATCGGTAGTACTCTTATCTCTGTTCTGGATGGAGATACTTCATGAATCCACACCCTCATAGGTTGTTTATCAATTCCAACCCTATCATTAACTAACAAAACCTCTACTTTAAATATACCTGTGTTATACCCAGCTTCTTCTATTAACGCATCTACATCTAATTCATATTTAATAGTTTGGTTACTCCCTCTATCCGTATCCCTCACTTTTTTGAAATAAGTTGATAATTGGTTTGATGTTATGAAACGAACATTTCCATATTTCGTCTGGGGAAGTATATTATCATTTACATCATATAAAGAAAATCGAAGTACATCAGATGTACCACTTCCATATAAAGAAGGTTGTACTCCTTTTTCGTATACTTTACTATCTACATCATCAATAAAGTATCCTCTTTTATTTTCTATTTTTTTATATTTTTGTAATGACATATTTTATTTTGATTTTTTAATTATAGTTTCTATAGAAGAACGTTCTACATTGTTCACAAATATTAATAATTTACCTCTGTATGTTCGTGTTCCTCTAAAACTTATTCCGTTTGCTGGTTTTAACTTACTGACTATTGAACCAATTGGTTCAAAGTTTAATGTTGTGCTCCCATTTGCAGGGACTATATAGGTAGGTTGAAATCCTAACCATGCTCTCCAATTTTTAGAGTCTTCAATATGTTGAACTCTTATATGAACTGATTCTTTGTTATTATTCGTAATTGAAACAGAAAATGGTATAGTTGGTTTGGTGTTTCTATTATCTGCACTAACTTCAAAAAGTCCGATCGGATCTATTTTTACTTTATTTAGAGAGAATTGATCTATCAAATCATCAATTGGATCATCTGTATCATCAGGCAGCGTTCCATCATCTGGCACATCAGGTAGATCAAATTCCGTATCAAATTTTGAATTTGTTAATATCTCTTTCATTTTAGAACTATCGCCAGATATACGTAATTCACTTTTTAACTCTTCAATTTCTTTATTTGTAATTTCAATCGCAACTCTAGCCACATCATTCTGAGCAGCAATTGAAACTTTATCAATACCATATTCAATTGCTTTTTGTATAGCTTCTTTTAATAACGTTTCTAACTTTAAAATTTCATTATTCAATATTTGAAGTTGTGAAATTGAATTGGTTTTACCTGTCATGCTTTCTTCCAATTCGATTTGAAGTTGTTCTATTGCGGAATTTAAATCTCCAATTTCTTGTTGTAATTGATCATCTTCATTAACTAAATTATTTAACTCACCTCTTAAACTATCATTAGATAATAACTTTTCATTATATATTTCAGTTAAAACTAAATCAGAATTCACATTTGGAAAATTAGGCTTTAACTCTACTACATTCGTATCTATCGCCCTTTTAAGTTGTGATACGTCATATATAGGTTTTTCTAAATTAGTTTTAACATTCATTTTATTTTACAACTTTAAATGTAAATTTATTTTTATAATATTTTGTATCGTTATTTATAATTGTTTTAATAACTAATTCGTATACTCTTCCACTTTCCCAATCATTAAAATCTAATATAATGTAGTTTCCTTTTTCATCACAACTAACTTTAGAATAATCTGAAAATGGAATTATAGTATCTTTTGTGATAAAATCTTGAACAGAAAAGAATGTTGATGTAGGTAAATATTTATTAACACTGAATCTAAAATACTCATCAAAATCTTTTATTGGGAATTGATCCCTTGCGTTTATTCTAATTGTATAAATATTATCTACTTTATATGAATCATCAAATAATATAACTATTCTACTTTCATCAATATCAACAGGTAGTAACGAACCAGTAACGTGAGTTTGGTCATCCCACCCTATTCTCAATTTCGGTTGATGTATTGTGTGTGATTCTTTACTAAAGAATTTTAATACACCTGTTCCATTAGTAGATGTTTCACCAAACTCATCAAATTTAATTAAAAATCCATCGTTAATAATTGAACCACTTATTACTTCACCAACTAATGGTAAAATATCTAATGCTAAATCTGCAGTGGAATATTCAAATGTATGAGATCCGGAAATGCTTGAATAATAATCACTTCCACTTTCTGCCCATTGTACATTTTCACTTTTTTCACTCCAATTAACACCTGTTATATCATTTTGTTCTAATTTTTTACCAATTCCCATATCCCAACTTCCAGATACTAAATATCCTTCGATGGAATAATCTAATGGTATTTCGGTACTTTCCGTTTCAGATAACAATAAAGTAGCTTCTTCTATATTATTGATATCTTCTAAATTAAAATGAATAAGAATCCTGCTTACACCACCTTCATAGTGAGTACTCCCTATCTCTAATATAGAATCTAACCCAGTGTTTGTATTAGGGTTATTTTGATATATAGTAGCATCTTTTGTTGATTTTAATAATTTATACATTATAGTACTCGTCCTCGGATATCTTGGTTTGGGTATTTCAATTCAAACACACATGGATCTAATGAAGGGTAAATCATGCGGTTCTGTGTAGAATCTTTAATATTATATGAGTTAGGTGAATATACACCCCCACATTTATTTTTAATTTCTAAAGATGGAACAGCTGATACACCTTCTATTCTTGCTATCAATACTTCTATTTCACTTAAATTTATCGGCATGTTAAATGTCCAGTTATCAATATTGAAATAATCTTTTAGTTCTTCAATGGCCTCTAATAATACTTCTCTTTTATTATAGTTTGGATATACAATAATATCAAATTCTACTCCGATGTTTACGATAAACCCATCAGTAATATTAACACCATCTGTTAGCATTCGATATTCATTTAAATATGTTTTTAAATTTTGCTTGATTGCGGGATTAATATTTGTTAAATTTTGATTAGAATCATAACCTAAAACATATAAGTTAACGGCAAACGGATTGTTTTTTTCATCATAGTTATTTTTCTTTCCAACTAAAAAGTTCTTAACACTTTCTTTCACTTCATTCTTATCTATATCAACGCGAGATGAATATTCCAATATCAAATTAGAAAATTCTTCTAATGAAGAAGGGGTAGATAGAATAGAAGCAGGTGAATTATTATCCAATTCTCCGTCTGCAGTAGCGTATGCCTTTGTTACACTTCCATATTTTGGTGGAAGTGATAATGTTCGAACTATATAATCTTTTTTAGTTACTGCTCTGTTCTGTGCTCCAAAATTTGCTAAAGAGTTTTCTCTTATTTCCTCTAATGATTCAGCTCCTCTCCCACCAACTGCTGGTACTTCATTTTCAACTGCCACTGAAGATTGAATGGATGTTACTAATTGAACTTGTTGTGGAGATAACGTAGAAAAGTCCACATCAAATTCTATATTCACGATTCTAGTCAGATCACCTACTGCTACGTTTGTTTCTAAACCACCTCCTTTAAGATATTTAATTGTTAATGTTGTGTTCGCAGGCGATAGACCGTATGATCGTGTTTTTAAAAAGTTTGTAGGATCGAATGAATCATTTACCCTACTGATTGAATTTCTTGAACCAAGACCTACATTTTTAAAGTTGGGAACTAATAATTCATCTCTATTTTCTGGGTTTCCTACTCCAAATGTCAATGTAGTTGTATTATTTTCATTAACCTTTGTTACAAATCTTCTTGGTGTTTTTAATAATTTTAAAACGTATGGTACTGAATTTTTATACTGTGATAATGAAGGATCGTTTATCTCTGTATTAGGATAATCTATATATATCATTTCTTGTGCTAAATACGGAACTTCATACCATTTTGTTCCATTTTCATCCCTAACATCTTCTATTGAGATAACATTTGTATCTGTTAAATTAATCGTATTAAATGGTGTTGGTGAACCAAAATCAAATGATCTAGTTTCAACTGTAGCTGATATCGCATCTATGTATTTTTTAACCAAATAAAACTCTGGCACATCAGTTGTTTCATTAGTTTGATACACAGAAATCTCTCTGTCATATTCAACTGAAAAATCTAGCGATTCAGTAGTAACAAATCGAAGTTCGGAATTAGATTGTGATTCCACTTCCATTCCAGGTTTAATCTTTATAAAATATCGTTCATCAGGTACGTATTCTCCACTCTTTTCAATAGATGGTACTAACTGATATACCGTTAGTGTCGTTATTGCAGGTGAAGTTACTTTTGGTTTATATCCTAAGTATTGCGCTAATGATAAAACATTTCGCTTATCTTGTGCGTGAACCATTAATGATTCTTTTAATGTATCGTCAATATAATATGATAGTACATCACCTACATAAGAACTCATTTCAATAAATAACATTCCCGGTGATGATTCATTAAAATCCGAAAATGTTTTTGGAAAGTATGTTTTAGAAAAATCAATAAGTTGTTCTCTAAAAGATGAAAAATCTTTATTTAAGTATTGAATATTTCGTTTTTGTATTTTTGGTGTTGCCATATTATCCTGTTATAGTAAATTGTATTGTATCTGTTTCTAGCGTCTTTCCCATTTTAAACTCTAACGTAACATCTATTCTATTTCTATCTATATTTTCTGGTGATAAATCTACATCTATATTTTCTATTACGATATAAGGTAACCATTTTTTAATAGCACTATCTATTGAATCAAATACTCTATCTGAGAAATTTTCATCATTAATTTGTTCAAACATTAATTTATGAAGATCTGTACCAAAATCAGAGTGTATTATTCTCTCACCCTTTCTAGTTTGTAATAAATTTCTTAAATTTGATTTGGCTTGCTCTATTGTTGTGTAGTTAATATCGAAATATGAACGATTACCTCTTTCAATGGGAAGTTTTAATCCTAGTCCGTAATCACCAAATTCGGTAGTATCAACTACATTCTTTCTTCCTATTTCGTAAGCCATTTATTTATTTCTTTTTATTCATATGTTTCATTAATTCTGAGTAATCTCTTGTTAATGCCTTTATAACTGGCTGTGTATTCGGATCGTTAATATCAACAGTCCTACCAGAGTGAGTTGAAGAAGGAATCATAGATGCTTTAGAAAACTCACCATATCCTAATTTTTGTGCTAAATCTCCCTGTCCATTTGAACTTCTACCTGCTACACTATTTACATTACTTGAATTTACACTAATTGTACGTTCATCTGTTTCAAACGGTATAGTAGAATCATACCCACCCGCCATTTGTCCTGGTTTATAATTAGATGCAGTTTCATTTAACATTTTATTAATCATAGGATCTTTACTAAAATTCTTTTCCTGTTCTCTATGAGTGTTCAGTGCTGCTTCCGCTTTATCGAACGGATCTTCAATTTCATCTAATTGTGTTTGTTTAGATGGAGTAGTATTGCTTGAAGTTACAGTTACTTTTTTAGTTTCCTTCAAAATTCTCTTTTCTGCTTTCTTTACTTCAAATTTAACCACTTCTTTAACTAATTTTGGAAGATTCTTTTTAATCTCTTCTTTAATTAGTATTTGTATAGCTTCTAATAACTTATCAGTATTAATTTTATTTTTTTTACCAGTATTCATTTTATTAATATTTTGTTTGTACTATATAAATATAAAAAACATAAAAAATGGATAAAATCATTTAACCATATAACCAGTCCAAAAAATAATACCTGGACCCGGAGTGCCAAATGGTGGATATAAAGAAGTAGTCGTTATTAATCCTGATACGGTTTGAAGATGTGCCTGTGCTATAATAATAAAATTATCTAACCATCCTTCAACATTTTGTGTAGGTAGTGTAGGTAAGTCAATTGTCCACTGTCCTGGATTGACTATTGTGTGTGAAATAATTCCTATATTGGAAAATGAACCTGGAGCTGGTATCCAAGGGATTCCTGTTCCTGGTGGTGATTTAGGTGAGGGAAATGTTGCACCAATTCCTCCTGTCCAATAACTCATAACTGCATTTCCTAAATTTCGTAATAAGGGTCCTTGGTTTGGATTTCGCTGTTGTATTAATAATGTACCATTCACTATTGTAGACATTATTTCAGTATTTCCTTTTTGTAGTGGTACGTAGTTTACCATATCGTATCCTCTACGGATGCAACTATCATATTCACTTACAAACTTACGAACATAATCATCTACTGAAACAGAATTTGGATTCTGTTGTAGTTGTGTCATTCGTTGTTTAAAGATTTGCCATGACATTTTAAGAAGTTTTATTCTGTTTACTTAACATTGTTCTTAATTTAGATTTTATATTTCTAAATTGTGTTTGATTTAATGGGGCAACGGATGTTGGCCCTGAAGGGGTAGCGTATGATTGTTTAAGAATAGCATCAATCATGTCCGACATCAAATCTAATAAAGTATCACCCAATACCACAGGTTCTAATCCCTTATTACCCAAATTGATCTTACCGTTACCAGTATTAAGAAATATGTTTTTATCGTTTGTAATAATATCAATATTATCTTTTACTTCACCAAAAATACCACCTCTTAGATCAAATGAGAAATTGCTATCACTTATTATCCCTATATTCCCCTTTGAATAGAATAACGTTTCAGCACTTCTAGATGAAAAAATTAATCTACCAGATGAGAGGATAACTTGATCACCTTTCAGTGTGTTTGGGTAATTTTTAAATGAATTAGGTTTGGTTTTAAAATCACTATTGAAGTTTTTATCAACAGTACCAGGAATAAAATTAACAATTCTACTTCCAGATGTTATCCATATAGAAGTACCATCTCTATTCACATCTTCTGTTGTTATATCACCTATTAGCTTATCATTTTTAGAAAGAGAACTTTCGCTATTTCTAATTAAGATAGATGGATTAAAATCTTTCTTTGATTTTCCACCTTCATACCCATTAAATCTAATTGATTGTCCAAATCGGCTTTCTAATAAAACATCTCCTTCGAATAACTCCAATCTATGTATTTTTTCATCACCTTTAAACTTATCACCTAATACATTGTCTTTATTATTTTTTACTGGATTATTTCTTGGTATACCTGTTTTACTATTTTTTGAGTAAGATGGGATTGGATTTGGGGTAGGTTCATTAAATTCCTTTGCATCCTTTAATGATTCTAAAAGAGTAGAATCTGCTGTAACATTTGGAGTATTGTGTGAGAAAATTACTTTATAGTAGAAATCTCCCGATACTTCAATTAATTCAACTATTTCGTTTTTTAAAGGTAGTCGAATGAAGTTTCTATCATATGGGAATGCAATGTCAAAGTTATTTTCATCAATAACTCCCTGTGATATGTGTGAGAATCGAATTGCTCCAATATAATTTGTTCCTTTTGGTAAGGTATCATTTTCTACGTCTAAATCTGGGATAATATCATTATACTCATCAATATTTAGAATAATATCGTTTACTACACCTAATTTATTAGATTTAGAATGAGAAGGAGTTTGGGATAGATTGGTAGATATATTTGAAATACTTTTTATCATTATTCTATTTCAAATTTCTTTTTTAGGGAATTTACTTCACTTTCAAATACTTCTACTTCATTATTAATTCTTAATTCTTCAACACTATCGAGTAATTGCTTCTTTTCATCTTCTGTTAATATATTACTACCCTCATCTACCTTATTGGTAACAGATTGAATCTTTTGTGCGATTTGAGCTAATTTGATTAATTGCTCATCGTTTTTTACAGCCTCTTTCATTAAATCACTAATCAATGGAAGTAAATTAAGTAAATCTGCTTTCTCTACTATTTTAAGACGTACCTCGTCTATAAAAGAATTGATTTTTATTTTTTTCTGTACTTGGTTAGTGTAAATATCTTCGAATAAATCTGATAGTTTTTTTCCCTTAAATAATGTATAATCTTCCATAATATAGTTATCCCTTTAACTATAAATATATAAAGAAATTATTTTCAGTACCAAAACCCGTTTTCTTCTGTATCGCTTATATCACCATTTTCAAAGAAGTCACTCATTATCTGTTGATTATATTCTTTCATTACTTTAATAACCTTTGTAATGTAGTGAGTTTTAACACCCGTCATTTCTCTGATAAGAAGATATAAATGTTTTTTATTGAAGTTTTCTACATATTTAGATCTTCTTAATAACTCTAATATAGAATCCGCGATTTGCATATCTCTCTTTTTGATAAAGATTGAGTTTAGATTTGCTTCCCAAAAATCTAATATAATGTGTTTTAGTTCTTGGTATTCATCACTTAATTCTTGTTCATCAAAATCATTTTCAATATCCCAATACACCGGCATTTCCGATATATGAGTAAGTTTCTTGACCTTTTTATAGCCCTTCATATTACTCATCGTTAAATGATTTCTTGCAATAACCGTGAAGTATGAAAAGGCCTTTCCCTTCCCCTCCTCATACATATGAATTTTTTCAATTAACTGTGAAACAATTTCTGCTTTACTGTCTTCAACATCCGTTTCTAAATAAGAAGTGGATGACTTGAATGTATGATATGCATTTTCTGCTAATTTTTCAAATGGGTATTGAATATACTCATTATATATTTTATTTTTCTTAGCTCTATCATTTGTATTATTATACCGTATTATAGCTTCTTCTGTCTCTTTTGTAAAGTAATTTTTACTCTTTTTCTTTTTCGTTTTCGTCATAAATTGTAGTATTTCCACTGATTAATTTGTAATAAAATTGAATCATCTCTTTAAGTTGTGTAAAGATAGTTCCAACTTCATCGTCTTTTTCAAACATTTGTTGATTATCAATCTCTCGTAAGTCTGATAGTAATTTATTAATTAATACAAAAATTCGAATACGATCTTCTTCGTACGTTTCTATTTTCTTTATAGAATTCCAACATGCATATGTTAGTACTAAATTAATTATCATTGAAATGATTAATACGATTACAATTGTTTCCATATTCTTTGTTTAAAGGTTAAATGAATATCCACTAAAGTTATGTAGATATTCTGTTATTGAGGTTCCATTTCCATCTTGTGATACTTCACCATATTGTAAGTATCTACGTGTTCGATATGGTCCCAGTAAATGTGCTGCTGCCAATATTCCGCTTTTTGTTATTTGATTTCCGTTTATAACAGATCCATCATATTGGTAAATGAAATCTTCTAATATTTCTTTATTATGATTTAAAAGAGTGATCATTACTTCATCTTGCAATAAAGAATTATTAAGGAACTCGTATCGTGTAATATCATAACCTAGTCGTTTAATTAATGAAAAGGAAAACTGATATTTACCCATATACCCAAATCTATTAATTACATAATGTCTATTATTAGATTCTTTATATGCTATCGCTGTTAAAAAATCATTTAGACCAGGAGGTGGTGGCAACTCTTTTATTTCATCTATATATACCACTTTAGTTTCAGTTGGTATATAGTGATTAATCTTTTTTAATGATATTCCTGATAAATTTGCTATTAAAAATATTAATACAAATGTTATTTTAGTTTTCATTAGTTTTATATTAAGTTAGTATTAGTATAGATTATGCATCTCCACCTTCACCCCAGTATAATTCAGAAATTTCAGATGGATCAGCTTTTTTATTTATTGATTTTTTTTCTTTAATCTTTTCAATTCGGTTTTTTAAATTAACAGAATATTCATCTTTATCAATAATATTATTAATATACAACATATCTAACAAAGAGTCAATTATTGCACCATAAAAAACTAAAGTTGTTTGTAATACTTTAATTTGTTTCTCATCCATTTAATAAAAATTTGGTTTTTTCTACAAAATCTTCTTCATCCTCATCATCTCCAAATGATTTTCTTATACTTGAATTTGCATATCCTACTGAATACGCAAGTCGCATACACATCCTCTTAAATTCTTTTATATCCATATCAATAGGTACTTCAAATTTAATTTTCGTAGCTTCCCTGTTATCATTAGATTGTACCTCATATGATAGTATACATTTTTCTTCTTTATAATAATTCATAATTTCCTGTTTTCATTAGTTTAGTAGCATGTTTGTACTTTATATACATCGTCGTATCATCATCCACATTTTTAATCATAACTTTTTCGTTTCTACCATAAGTATTAGTTTTTTCAATTTGTGGATTATAACGTACTAAATCATCTGTGATTAACAACCCATCCAAATGCCCAATCTCATGTTGAACTACTACAGATTCAAGTAAACCTTCGTCCTTCAATAATTCATTTCCACCTTGTTTCCATTTAGTAGAATCTGGGCCGAATTCAATTATACCCAAATTATCTGTTTTAATAGTTATATGAGAAACCCTCATTGTTCGTTTTGGTTTTTTAATTGTCTTTGGTATAGATAAGCAAGATTCTACATATACGATTCGCTCTCCAGCAGTATCCGTACTCACATGGCCCCATTTAACAATTGTAGGGTTAATAAGAACCAATGGTTCTTTTACGTTTACAATACATGCTCTATGTGGAACTCCTATTTGATTTGCTGAAAGACCTAACCCTCCTTCTTTTATTAAAGTAACAAACAACTCTGCAGTTACCTTATCCATTTCATCTTTAGTCATTTCCGATTCTTCTACCTTTTGTTTTAGTATAGAAGTATCTGTTGTGATTTGTCTAGGTGTAGTATTTTCTACAACTTCTTTTGATAAATACTCTAACCCTTCATTGGCTTGGTTAGGCACATTATCTGATATGTTTATATCTTCATCCATTTCTTGTATTTTATTTTGCATATTATTTATTTTTGATTTAGTGCCTTTGCTATTTTATTTCCTAATTTTTTATATTCATCTGTTTGTTCCAATCCTACTTGTAAATGTCTAAGTGAATTTTTAGATGGGTCTATACCTGTTATTTTCGGTGGTAATAATTTCCAAATAAAATCTTTTTGTTCTTGTGTAATTCCATCTTTATTTATCACTTCAGATGCTGTGATAGGTGGAG